CAACAATTCCACTGGTATTGCACCAGGAAAAGGAGCCAAAGATGGTTCCCGCTGTGTTGGAAGCAGCAACAATTCCACTGGTATTGCACCAGGAAAAGGAGCCAGAGATGGTTCCTGTTGTGTTGGAAGCAGCAAAGACTGCGTCCGAAATTGGAGAATCTGATTTTGACTTCTCTGATGACGAATTCTCTGATTCTTTTGAAAGTGAAGAGGATTATGAATGGGCTTGCGTTGGAAAATGCAAGTCTATGGCGCAACTTTTAGAAAGCATAGCCCCTACAATGTATAGTGATACTGTAGGGTTAAAGCCATATGCCAAGCTTTTGAAGGCATTTGGCTCATATTTTGCTAATTTTGACGCTCACCATTTTGGTGGCGTATCTTTCTTTGAGAGCCCTAAGAAGGCTGTTTCCCAGTCGCCTCTTTCCTTTACCGGCCACATCGATTGTTCTGATCGTGGTGGTGGTATGGGTGAGTGGGAATGGCGCGAGCGCGTTGATATGAAATGGAAGTGTCCTGGTCGCTTATTGAATATGGACAGGACGTATACTCGTGTTAAATGGGAAAATGTGCAGTATTTGCCCATTGCTCGCGTGAATGATGGACGTGCGCGCATATTGAGGCGCTGCCTTGATTTAACGGAGATGGATCTCACTCTTTACGAGTATCCAGAGATTAACTCTGTTCCTGTACAGTCTTCCCTTTTTAGTAAGATTGTAGATAGGGGTAGTTTCATGGCAAGTGTAATTCCTCTAGTTAATAGAGCCGCTTGCCAGTCCTCTTTGGGAACTCCTGGTGATAATGTACATACTATTCACCAGGAAGTACCCACTGCATCGCAAACCCCGCCTTTTACAGGGATGCGCAATGTTGTGGGATCTTCTGATGCTGGCGCAAACGCGGCACCTTATCGCTCAGAAGCGCGTAAGCGCTGGCTGAGTCGCAAGCAGGAAGATTCCCAAGAGGATAACATTAGAAAGTATGCGGATAAGCATGGTATTTCCTTCGAAGAGGCTAGAGCTGTTTACAAGGCTCCAAAAGAGGGAGTGCCTACCCAGCGCTCTATCCTGCCTGATGTTAGGGATGCTTATTCTGCTCGTTCGACTGGCGCTCGAGTGAGGTCCCTTTTCGGAGGGGCTCCCACTACGCGTGCGCAGCGGACGGAAGATTTTGTTCTTACGAGCCCATCTACGAGGGATGATAGCTCTTTTAGTTTTTATTTTAATCCCGTGTCCGAACAAGAGATGGCTGAACAAGAGCGTAGTGGCAATACTATGCTGTCTCTTGATGCGGTTGAGGTCGTTATTGACCCAATTGGTATGCCAGGTGATGACACTGACTTGACTGTAATGGTCCTGTGGTGTCAGAATTCGGATGACCAACGCGCCCTAATAGGCGCCATGTCCACTTTTGTGGGCAATGGGCTGGCTAGAGCTGTCTTCTACCCTGGATTGAAGCTGCTCTATGCCAATTGTAGAGTGCGTAATGGCCGTGTTTTGAAGGTCATCGTGAGCAGTACGAATTCCACGCTCACCCGTGGTTTGCCCCAAGCGCAAGTGTCCATTGGGACACTGCGGCAACACTTGGGACCTGGCCACGATCGCACTATTTCTGGAGCCTTGTATGCTTCCCAGCAGAGGGGCTTTAATATACGCGCCACAGAACAAGGTGGCGCAGTTACATTTGCCCCTCAGGGTGGGCATGTGGAGGGTGTTCCCAGTGCCAATGTACAGATGGGTGCTGGAGAACACTTGATACAAGCGGGTCCCATGCAATGGCGTTTACAGAGATCGCAATCTTCTCGGTTTGTGGTTTCTGGTCATTCACGATCGCGTGGGAGTTCCCTGTTCAATGGAAGCGTTGATAGGACGCAGCATGGAACGGGGGCTTTTGCGGACCCTAATTTTTTGCCACCTAGGAACTCCTCGGTCCAGGGTGGGTCCTGGCAGGAGGGAACTGAAGCCGCTTATTTAGGCAAGGTTACCTGTGCTAAGGATGCTAAAGGGGGAACTCTCTTGCACACGCTGGATATTATAAGCGCGTGTAAGACTCAGAATTTACTTAGGTATAAGGAATGGCAGCGCCAGGGTTTCCTGCATGGGAAACTTCGGTTGCACTGTTTCATACCCACTAACATTTTTTGTGGGCATTCGATGATGTGCTCTCTGGATGCGTTTGGTCGTTATGATCCAAATGTGCTTGGTGCTAGTTTTCCGGTGAAGTTGGCAAGTTTACTTCCAACTGAGGTCATTAGTCTCGCTGATGGACCTGTGGTCACCTGGACGTTTGATATCGGACGTCTATGTGGACACGGGCTCTATTATTCTGAGGGTGCTTATTCGAAGCCCAAAATTCATTTTTTAATTCTTTCGGATAATGATGTCCCTGCAGAAGCTGATTGGCAATTTACTTATCAGCTCCTGTTTGAAGATTATTCATTTTCCAATTCTTTTGGGGCGGTTCCTTTTATTACCTTACCCCATAGGTTTGATAGATTAGATATAGGTTATTGGCGTGGGCCAACTGAGGTTGATTTAACTTCAACTCCCGCTCCCAATGCCTATCGATTACTTTTTGGCTTGTCCACCGCCATTAGTGGTGGCATGTCAACGTTAAGTTCGAATCAAGCTTTGTTGAGATTCTTTCAAGGTTCGAACGGCACGCTGCATGGACGGATAAAGAAGATAGGCACAGCTCTTACTACTTGTTCTCTTCTTCTGTCCTTGCGACATAAAGATGCAGATCTCACATTAGAGACTGCTTATCAAAGGCCCCACTTTATTTTAGCCGATGGGCAAGGGGCCTTTTCATTACCCATTTCTACTCCCCATGCCGCAACTTCTTTTCTTGAAGATATGTTGCGGTTGGAAATCTTTGCTGTAGCGGGCCCATTTAGTCCGCAAAATAATAAAGCCAAGTACCAGTTCATGTGTTATTTCGATCACATAGAACTGGTTGAGGGAGTGCCTAGAACTATAGCGGGAGAACAGCAGTTCAACTGGTGTAGTTTTAGGAATTTTAAAATTGATGATTGGAGGTTCGAGTGGCCAGCTCGACTTCCAGATATTATTGATGATAAGTCAGAAGTGCTTTTAAAGCAACATCCTTTGTCTCTGCTTATTTCATCTACTGGCTTTTTTACGGGAAGAGCCATCTTCGTTTTCCAATGGGGTTTAAATACTACCGCCGGAAATATGAAGGGTTCTTTTTCCGTTCGCCTTGCTTTTGGCAAAGGAGTGGAAGAGATCGAACAAACAGCAACAGTGCAACCACTGCTTGGTGTCTGTGAGGCCCGTATACCTGTGGAGTTTAAAACATACACAGGTTTCACTACCTCGGGTCCTCCTGGATCTATGGAACCATACATTTACGTGAGACTAACGCAAGCTAAACTTGTTGATAGGCTCTCGGTGAATGTTATTCTACAGGAGGGATTTTCTTTCTATGGACCTAGTGTCAAACATTTTAAGAAAGAAATCGGCACGACTAGTGCCACCCTAGGTACACAGAATCCCACAGGTCGCCCACCAGAAAATGTTGATGTGGGGGGACCTGGCAGCC